TAGTAAATTAAAGATACTCTTTACCTACTTTAGAAATAAGGTAGGTTTAACGTATTAAAAAAAAGATATGGCATATAGCAAAGAACAAAAGATTAAAATCTTTAATAGTATCATTTTAGAAATAAAAAATGGTGCATCTTTGCGCTCTGCAATTAAAAAATCAAAAACTATAAATAGAGATACTTTTAATGAATGGTTAAAAGAAGATGTACAATTTTCCGACCAATACGTACATGCAAAAGAAGAAGGGATTGAAGCAAAATTTGAAAGCATTCAAAGTGATTATATGGAAGAACCTCAAAGAGATCCAATAACTGGCAAAATAGATACTGGATGGGTTCAATTACAAAGGTTAAAAATAGATGCAAAGAAATGGGAACTTTCTAAATTAAAACCTAAAGTATATAGTGACAGAATACAAACAGAACACTCCGGTGAAATCACTACAAACGTTATATCGTTGGGTAGTGGAATAAAACCAAATGAGATTATTAATTAAGCAAGAACACGCTGTTTATTATCTTAAAGATAATGTAACAAAAGAAATATTATACGGTGGTGCTGCGGGTGGTGGCAAATCTGCTCTCGGTGTATTATGGTTAATAGAACAATGCCAAACCTATCCGGCAACTCGTTGGCTAATGGGAAGGTCAAAACTAAAGACATTAAAAGAAACAACTTTAAATACTTTCTTTGAACTTACATCCAATTTAAAGCTATCTACTTCCTATAACTACAATAGTCAAACTGGAGTGATTACCTGGACCAATGGAAGTGAAATACTATTAAAGGATTTATATTCCTATCCCGCTGATCCAAACTTCGATAGTTTGGGTTCGTTAGAGATTACAGGAGCTTTTATAGATGAGTGCAATCAAATTTCATTTAAAGCATGGCAAATAGTTACATCCAGGATAAGATATAAATTAAATGAATACAATTTAACTCCAAAGATATTAGGAACGTGTAACCCTGCAAAGAACTGGACCTATTCAAAGTTTTACCTTCCAACTGCTGCTGGAACTATAAACGAAACGAGAAAGTTTATACAATCGCTTCCAACTGACAACCCTAATTTACCGCCTTCCTATTTAGATAGTTTACTTGCTTTGGATGAGAATAGTAAGCAAAGGTTGTATTATGGTAATTGGGAGTTCGACAATGATCCTGCAAGGCTAATCGACTTCGATAAGATACAAAACATATTTACTAATGACTTTGTTGATGCTGGTGATATGTATATTAGTGCGGATATAGCTCGTTACGGAAGCGATAAGATGGTTATATTAGTTTGGAGTGGCTTCCGGGTTATTGAGATATTTACTTTAGACAAATCAAGTATAACAGAAACTGCTGAAGCAATCAAATCATTAATGAATAAACATCGGGTGCCATTGTCTAATGTGGTTGCCGATGAAGATGGTGTTGGTGGTGGTGTTGTGGATATTGTACGTTGCAAAGGATTTGTAAACAACTCCAAAGCATTAAAAGAAGAAAACAATAATGTAGAGTATCAAAACCTTAAAACACAATGCTATTATAAACTCGCTGAACTAATCCAATCAAATAAACTATTTATCGATTGCAATAATGCAGACATTCAAGATACTATCTGCAAAGAGTTAGAACAGGTTAAAAGAGATAAGATTGACCAAGATGGTAAGTTGCGAATCCTTCCAAAAGAGAAAGTAAAGGAATTGATTGGACATTCGCCTGACTATTCCGATGCGTTGGCCATGCGTTTCTACTTTGACTTAAAACAAACTTTCTTTACATTTTAATAAAAAATATATCTTATTTATATTTAGTCTAAATAAAATTTATATATTTGTGGTTAATTAAGATTAATTAAAATGGAATTTAAACAATTAGCTTACGACTTAAAAGAGTTAGACGAAACAAAAGGCGTTGTTACTGCCTATGCTAACGTTTATAACTTTAAAGATAGCGATGGAGACATTTCGGCTTATGGTTCATTTGATAAAACTGTAAACGAAAACTTTAAACGCATCCGGGTATTGAAGGATCATAATCCAACAATGATGATAGGTGTTCCTTTGACTATTGATACTACAGATACTTATGGTTTACTTACTACTACTAAATTCAATATGAATAAGCCATTAGGTAAAGATATGTTTACTGATGTTAAACTTATGTTTGAGACTGGTTTAAATGCAGAGTTAAGCATTGGGTATAGAGTAATGCAAAGGGATCAAAAAGATAAAAGCATCATTAAAGAATATAAGTTAATGGAATATTCTTTTTTATCATCCTGGGGAGCTAATCAACTATCAACAGTACAGGATATAAAATCAATCCAAAGTCATTACGGACTTATGGAACTTATTACAAAAGCTTACAATTTGCCTTACTCTGACGAGAGATTAAGACAGATTGAAACAATATTAAAATCACTCACAATAGAGCCGTCAGAGACTGACACTTTTGATAATGAGCCGATATTATTAGACACGTTAAAATCATTTACAAACTCGTTAAACATAAAATAAAAATGGACGAAAAATTATTGGCCGAATTGGCAAACATTAAAAGCGGATTAGAAACTAAAACCGCTTCAGAAGTAAAAAGCGCAATCGATGCTTTCGAAACAAAATTAACTGCTTCAATCAAATCTTCTTTCGAAGCTGATATCAAATCAGTACGTGAAGAATTGGAAGCTAAATTTACTGCTGACTTGAAAGCTGTACAAGATCACGCTGACAAATTAGATGTTAAACTTCAAGAGAAAGCAAGAGCTGAAGCTAATGCAAATGTTGACAACATCAAATCTTTAATTAAAGATAATGCTGAAAGAATTGCAACAGTTGGAGAAAACAACAAAATCAGATTGAAAGCTGTAGGTAATATGACTACTGCTAACTTTACTGGAGAAGAGCCAAGAGATTATAACTTTGATATAGTTAGATTCCCTTCACAAATGTTAAACGTTGCTGACTTAACAGGTAACATTAACATTAACGGTGGAACTTATACTTATACAGTAGAAGGTGCTGGAGAAGGATCAATCGGAGCAAATTCTGAAGGAAGTGCTAAAAACCAAAGAGATTACGACTTTACTGCTGTTGATGTTTCTACAAACTTTATCGCTGGTTTTGCTCGTTACTCTAAAAAAATGCGTAACAACTTATCTTACATCACTTCAGCTATTCCTGACTTGTTGAGAAGAGATTACTTGAAAGCTGAAAACGCTGCATTCAACACAATATTAGCTGATGATGCTACAGCTTCAACTGAAATCATAACAGGAAGTTCTAAATCTGAAATGCTTATCAATGAGATTGGTAAATTAGAAGATGCAAACTATACTGTAAATGGTATCGTTATCAGACCAACTGATTATTTAGATATCTTGAAAACTGCGAAAATGGATTTAGAGTCTGCCGTTACTTACGAAGGTGGAGTTTTAAGAGTTGCAGGAGTTCAAGTATTTAAAGCTACTTGGTTAGCTGCTAACAAATACTATGTAGGTGATTGGACAAGAGTTAACAAAGTAACTACTGAAGGGTTGTCTTTAGAGTTTTCTGAAACAGAAGGAACAAACTTTGTGAACAACAACATCACAGCTCGTATTGAGGCACAAGTTGCTTTGGCTGTTGAGCAACCATTAGCGATTGTTTATGGTGATTTTACTGCAACTGCATAATCATTAAGATTTTTAACATAAAGCCACTACTTGATTGTGGTGGCTTTTTTTATTTTAATTAAATAAAACTCCACATGACATTTAAAGTATTAAAACCATTTTACACTCATTTTAATAAAAAAACCTATAAGGTTGATGAAACTATTGAGTTAACTAAAGAACAAGCTTTAGGAATGCTTACTAATGGTTATATTCAAGAAGTGAAGGAAGTAAAAGAAGTAAAAGAACCTAAAACCAAAAAATAATGACTAATTATACCGATGTTATTTCTTTAGAACAAGCGAAGTTATATCTTAAAATTGATGATGGGCAAACCGTTACTGATGATGAAATAACCGGAATGATAAACTCTGCACTTTCATTTATTGAGAAACGTACAAATCACATATTTAAAACACGTGATAAAGTGTATTTCAAAGATTGCGCTTTAGTGCAACAAGTTAGAGTTTACGATTATCCTATTGACAATACCGAAACCGAATTAGATATAATTTACAGACCTTTATTTGCTATTGTTCCAACGGTTAATAACATGGTTACTTTAACAACTGGCTATAATTCTGTTGATGATATTCCTTCGGAGTTAATTGATTCAGCTTTGCAACTGATCAATTTTTGGTTTTACAATTCCGAAACTAAAAACGCTATGAATAGCGTTCCTGACTTTGTCTTATCTAATATTGATGTTAACAGACGATTCTTATAATGATTGCAAGAAAATACGATAGGATTATTGAAATGTGGATCACTACAACTGTTTCCGATGGATTCGGTGGAAATACCGTAACAACTACTTTAGATTATACTCTTTGGGCAAACGTAACTACAAACAATGCTTCAAGAACAAACGAGAACGGACAAAACGATAATTTTGTTCAGGTAGTTTTTACCGTTCGTAATAATCCAAATTTAAACATTTCTATAAAGGACAATTTTATTAAATATAATAATGTCATTTATAATATTGATAGCGTTTTAAATATTGACTTGGATAATATTGATATTGAAATACAAGCCACTCAAAGAACCTAATGGAAATAAAAGGCTTAAATAGTGTTTTGGATAATATAAGAAAGTACGGCAAAGAAGCTGAAAAGGATATTGAAGGAGTTACTGAATTGGTGGCTCGTAATATTGAAAAGAACGCTAAAAATTATGCTCCGGCAAACTTTGGTAAGTTAGGTCAATCTATACAAGCCATAAAAGATAATCCATTAAATTGGAAGATTGAAGCTGGAGGAGTTATTGCTCCTTATGCTCCATTCGTTGAATTTGGAACAGGTGGTTTAGTTGATGTTCCAAACGAATTAAAAGACCAAGCGATTAAGTTTAAAGGCAAAGGAATAAAGCAAATTAATTTAAGGCCAAGACCTTATTTATATCCGGCCTTATTGCAAGGTAGAACTGAATATTTAGAGAAATTAAAGAAAGTATTAGAGAAATATGGTAAATCCAAATAAATACGTTAGGAAGGCTTTATACGATGCCATAATAGGCGATTATGATTGTTATGATATGCAAGTAACCGGCAATGATAATCCGACTCAATACGTTATTATTTCAACACAGGACAAAGAGATTGACAAAGCCACTAAATGCAATTATCAATGGATTTCTTATACTCTTTTAGATATTGTAAAGATTTATAATGGAGCGGGGAATGTAGGTAGTAGATTGGTTAACGATGACATGGAAAACAATATATTATCATTAATTGAAAACGTTAATATTGATGGATTTACAGTTGTGAATCGTCGTTATGAGTTTCCAAGTAATTTAGATAGCAGTACAGCAACACAAACAGTTTATCGTAACTTTATTAGAGTTATTTTAACTTTAGAATAAAAAAATACTTATTTAGAATTAATATAAATAATTTTATTATCTTTGAAATAAATTAATAATATATAAAAATTAGAAATTATGTCAATAAGAGGCGAAAAAGGAATACTTTACATTTGGGACACAGCAGCCTATAAGCCTGTTGCTTGTCTTACTTCAAATGGATTAAACACAACATTAGCAATGATTGAAAGCACAACTAAATGCTTTCCAGGTGTAGTTAAAAAAACCCCAGGTACATTTAGTTATTCAGTAGATGCGGAAGGTGAATATATCGATACCACTACTGCTGGAGGTGATGATGCGAAAGCTTCACATGATGCTTTGTTTTTATTGCAACAAAACAAAACGTTAGTAACTTGGAAACTTGATACAAACGTTGATGATGTTGCTTCTGTTAAATACTATGGTGATGCTTACATTACTGATTTAAGTGCTACTTTCGGAAGTGGTGATGAGGTTACAACTTTCTCACTTACTTTAGATGGTGATGGTGCAATAGTATTAACAGATCCTAACGATTAATGAAACAAATAACCTTAACTATTGGAGAAAAAGAGCGTGTATTTCATTTCGGATTAGGTTTTTTAGGAAACTTACTTGAAAGCGAAAACATAGCGATGAATGAGATTGATGCCAAGTTGGCCGAAAATCCTTTTAAATGGATTCCGTTAATAATGTATCATAGTTGTGCTTTTGGATTTAAACGTAGAAATGAATTTCCTGACTTTGATGCTTTTGATGTGGCGGAGTGGATTGATGAAGTTGGAATGGATAGCGAAGTAGTTACATCGTTTTTTCAAGCGTTTACTCAATCCTTAACAAAGGATGTTCCTGAAGATAAAAGCAAAAAAAAAATAGTAACGAAAAAATAAACTGGAGCGAGGATGTAATTTCTTTTGCCATTGGTGAATTAAGAATGTCGAGTTTGGAAGCGGTTTACGATATGACGTGGGCAGAGTTTCAAATTCGACTTTTTGCATATAAAAGGATTGATTTATACGATTGGCAAAAGTTAAGGGAGTTAATGTGGACCAGTTACATTGCACCGCATCAAGATCCAAAAAAAATGGTTAAACGAAAAGAAGCGTTTTTGCCTTTGAATAATGAGAAGCAAGTTAGGTCAGGTGTAACGGATGAGATGAAAGAAAGGTTTATGAATGAGTTTAGAAAGTATCAAGAAAAAATAAAAGCATAATGGCAGGAGGTAAATTATCAGTTGAGATTGGAGCAGACATTACCGACTTTGAAAAGAAAATCAAAGAGGTTGAGTTAGACATAAAAGAACTGTCAAAGGTAAAACTTGATAGGTTAAAAGTTGGTTTAGATACAACAGAAATCAATTCGCAAATCAAGGATGCAAAGGCAAATTTAAATAGCCTTAAAACTTCGGTAAAAGATACAGGACAAAGTTTTGCATCCGCAGCTCCAAAGGTTGCAAATGCGGGTAATACATTAACGCAGTTCAGTAGAATAGCGCAGGATGCTCCATTTGGTATTATTGGTATTGGTAACAACCTTACTGCTACTGCTGAATCGTTTGCAAATCTTAAAAACCAAACAGGAAGCACAGGCGGAGCATTAAAGGCTTTAGCTTCATCTTTAGCGGGGAGTGGTGGAATATTGTTAGGTGTTTCACTTCTTACAACCGGATTAACTTTACTTTCTCAAAGTGGTTTGACAGTTGGCGATGTTATTGATAAGATAACAGGAAACTTTGATGAATTTGGTGCTACAATAAAAAAAATATCAGTTGAAGCTGCTAAAAGTTCCGCTGGTGAGATTGCCGGATTAAATGCTTTGGTTTCGGTTGCTCAAGATGAAGTAAATTCAAGAAAAGACAGATTAATAGCTGTTGAGGAATTACAATCTAAATATCCGGGTTATTTTGCTAATTTAACCAAAGAACAAATATTAACAGGAGATTTAACAGCAGTAACTAAAGAATTATCAAAGGCAATTATAGCAAGAGCTGAAGCAAGTGCTATTGCTGATAAGATTGGCGAATTAGCTGCTAAAAAATTAGATTTACAAATCAAAAAAGAAAAGGAATTAATTGATTTACAAAAAGCACAAACTAATGTAAAACAAGCCAATGAAAATTTAAAAATAGCTAATAATATTGCGGGTGCAGGACAAAGAGCTGCAGGAGCTGCGGGTGCTTTAGCTTTATCTGCATCAAGGGTAAAAGATTTAAACGAGCAAATATTAGCAATACAAACTCAACAAGATAAATTAGCAGGTAAGTTAAATCAAAAGACTGAAGATTCAATAAAATTACTTGACAAAAAAGATAAAGCAGCTAAAGAGGCTAAAACTTTTGTAACTCCAACAGTAACAGGAGTAACAAATGCAATAATTCCAGCGCCTTTATTTGATGTTAATAAAATAGCTACTTTCACTGGTCAAGTTGATGAATTTGGAAATAAACTTAAATCTTTACCAAATACAATTACTGCATCTTTAGGTTTAGCTTCTGAAAATATGAGAGCTGGATTGACTGAAATGCAATTAGCATTGATTGAATTTAACGCTTCTGCAAATGATTTAATTGTTAATTCAATAGCAAGTACTTTTAGTCAAATAGGTGCTGCAATAGGTGATGCAATAGCAACCGGTGGCGATGTACTTTCTGCAATAGGAACAACTATAATTCAAGCCTTTGCCGGGTTTTTATCTGACATGGGTGATTTATTAATTAAATATGGAACTTTAGCAGTAGTAAAAGGAAAATTAGATTTAGCGATTGCAGCAGGTGGGCCAATATCTATTGGTGCGGGTATTGCTGCCATTGCTGTTGGTGTTGCTTTAAAAGCTGCTGCCGGTGCATTAGGTTCTTTTGCTTCAAGCGGTGGTAATAGAGGCGGGGGCGGTGGCGGTGCAAACAATCAAAGTTTTTCTTCAAGTGGATTCAGCGGTGGCGGTGGCGGTGGAACGGTAGTCTTTGAGATATCCGGACAAAAACTTATTGGAGTGTTGAGCAATACAATTAATGCGAATAGACGTTTAGGAGGAACTTTAGGTTTAGGATAATGGCAAAGAAAATAATAATAGATTTTAGCGCACAACCGGAAATTGATACCGATGGCTTTAGTTATGATATTACGGTAAATGATTTAGTACTTTATTATAGCAATGGACTAAATGGAGTTAGAATTGATTTTATTGCAAACG